TCCCACATAGTAAGTGATAGTAGTCCAGAGACAACCAACCCGGAGGTAGTTTCATGGCATGCCAGATAGTCAAGACAACAGTGGATGGGATCGAGTATACAACCATCCAGTTCCCCGCCAGACATGGCCTTGCCATCAAGGGCAGGCTCATCAAGATCGTTGGCCCTGCTCTTGGGGGCCTATCTCTCTCTAGTGTTCAGGGGTCAAATATTGACCTTGCAGCTGTGATTGCACAGCTTGATCCTGACGCATTTATTAAGCTGACATTGGATCTTCTAGCGTACACCAAGCGTGCTGGGAAGAGCATTGACGAAGCGTCATTCGACTTGGACTTCGCGGGGGACTACATGCATCTTTACAAGGTGCTCTGGCATGTCATACAGGCAAATAGTTTTTTCGGGAAGGGCGATATTGGAAAGATGATAGGGAGTCTGATGACAAAGACACCTACGGTATCGCCAAGCGACTTGACACCGACCTCGCAAGCGAGCTAATGATTTGGTCCCTTGTCAAGAGAGAGTTCGCCACGTTGACTGAACTTGAAACGACGTGGAGTCTGGACGATGCGGAGCGTGCAATAGGAATAATCAATATGGCTGATTTCATCGAGAAGAAGCAGCAGGAGAAGAGACCAGCATGACACTTGATTACACATCTATGCTGCTGACCGGAATTACCTTGCTGGCTCTTGTGGCTGTCAAGGTATGGCCTATGGCTAAGACCATGTTCTTGGAGTCTGCGGCGTTTACCAAGAAGGTGCACGATGAGTATTGTGGGATGCGTTTGGCAACCATCCTCCAGCGCCTGACATCAATTGAAGCCCACGAAAAAGAGTCCACTAAGAAAGTAGCAGAGATATGGAAGCGCCTTGACACTATGGGCGATACAATGCACCGAAACCATATTGAGCTATTGCGGGAGATACGCCGACCATGATCATCCTCTCTGAACTAATCCACAAAATCGGCATTGAGATTGACAGCAAGAAATTGCAGGATCTCAATGACAAGCTGTGGGCATCGAAGCAAGATGTCAAGCAGCTATACGATGGGTTTGCCTTGCTTGGTCAGCAAGTATCCCATGTAGGCCGCATGATGACCATGTACATTACTGCGCCCATCCTCGGACTTGGCACTGTCTCAGTCATGGCGTCCATGGAGATTGAACGACTCAAGGTAGCTATTCAGGACATTGCCCCAGCGGGTGCGGACCTCGTGGGGTTCTACAAAGACCTTGACAAGATGCAACCCAAGACTTTGTTCTCACCTAAGCAAATATATGAGTACGCTAATTCACTGATTCAGCTTGGGACGCCTCTTAAGGATATCACAAGTATAATTACCAAGTTTGGCAACATCAATGCGACAAACCCAACAGGCAATACCAATATCACTGGGATGATCGCAGCATACCAGCAACTCAAGTTGAAGGGACGCGCGGATCAGGGACTTGTGTCAGCCTTCGGCCCAGTGGTTGAGAAGCGATTGCGCGAACAGCTTGGCTATGGCAAAAACCAGCTCGGGTACATGAAGTACATGCAGGCCATGAGTGCGGTGGGTGGGATCAGTGAAGCCACCATGATGCGTGCTGTGGACTCTGTGGCGGGGGACCGGACCAATGCCATGGCCCATCAGATGAACACGCTCAGTGGTGCGCTCACGACTCTGTGGAATACGATCACCAATATGCGCATGGCCATTGGGCAGACGCTGGAGAAGAAGTTACACCTTGCACGGGTCGTGAAGAACTTGGTTGATGTGCTCAAGCAACTTACAGCGATATGGAAAGTGATACCTGGCTGGATGCAAACAGGGGTCATAGCAATGGCCGCATTCCTTGTGGTGCTTGGGCCTCTGCTTGCGATGTTTGGAACATTGCTGATGATGCTCCCAGGACTCAAAGCCGGATTTGCTATGCTGAAGATAGCTATGGTCGCAGCTGGGGTGGAGACAACCATTGCATGGGGTCCGATGATAGCAACTATCCTGGCTGTAGTTGCCGCACTGGCTGTGCTATACCTGTTGTGGGACGAGATAACAGTATGGATGAAGGGCGGAGACTCCTACCTGAAGGATTGGTTTGGATCATGGGAAAACGCAAAGACTACTGTATTACCAGTGCTTGACGCAATACTGAAGGTTTCAGATCTGATTGGTACATCCGTTAAGGGATGGGCCATGATTCTTGATCTGGCAGGAAAGGCAGTAGAGTGGGTTGGTGATAAATTTGGCAAATGGGAATCTAAGTCAAGTAGCACTCCAGGTGGATTCCTGAAGGACTGGTTCGGGCCATGGGAAAATTTCATCAAGCTGATTGACAATGCGATAGCATCTTTCAAGGTGCTGTGGGACATCATGAAGTTTGTGTTCACCCATGATCCATTACAAACTGCCATGGCCGCTGCTGAGTGGACAAGGAGACAAGTCAGCACACCTGAATTCTCTGGGATGATGAAGGGCGCAATCAATAGCTTTGTACCTCCCATGTCTCCTCCCCCAGGGCAGGGCGCAATGGCTGGTAGTCCGGTAGTCAACATGACCTTCAATGGTCCCACCAATTCGTTGGAAATGAAGCAGGCTTGGCACGAGACGTGGAATGAGTTAGCCAATGGTGCAAAGACAGCAACACAGGAGCGGAAGTAATGCCAGCACTGGCACAAGCAGTTACTACACCTGTTGACAATGTGGAGAGCGTCGTGCTGGTCCACAAGTATGCTACGCTTGGTGCTCTTGTGCTTGACGCATCTGTAAGTGAGCAGCACAACTACACATCGCGGGTAACACAATATCCAGTCGAGAGTGGTGGAGCGGTATCGGACAACATCTATAATGAGCCGATGAAACTGACTATCAAGGGCGTGGTGAGCAACCATCCCCTGCCTGATAGCCCAGCGGATGGGGATGCTCAAGGTGCGTTGGAAACCCTCTTGGCCATTCGTGAGGCACGAGAGCCAATTGACATAGTAACAGGACTCATGTCCTACAAAGACATGGCCATGACCACACTCAACATTCCCAGGGACTACAAGACTGGGGATGCGTTGATATTTGATGTGTCATTTATTAAGGTAGTTATGGCACAGACCGAGACTGTGGTACTCAATAAACTGTCTACTTCTGGGAAAGGTGCGGCACCAGAAGCGAACAAGGGGAAGCAGACACCAAAAGAATTGCCAACATCCGTTGCCAAAATGCTTGTTGCAAAGTTGCTTGGATAACCACCATGCTCACACTGCCAGTCACAGACTATCCAGACTACCGTGAAGAAGTTACCATAGAGGGATTGCTTTACGCATTCCACTTCATGTGGAATATTCGTGGGCAGTTCTGGACGGTCTCAATAGCCGATCGTGATGGCACAGCACTGGTTGATGGGGTCAAGGTGATGATCGGTACAGACACCTTCGGACGCTATCGGCGGGTAGTTCTCCCTAGTGGCCAAGTCATAGCATTCAGGGATTCAGGAACCTATGAAGAGATTGCAGAGGGTGAGATCGGGAATACCGTGAACCTGTTCTACATCACGGAGGCCGATCTTGCCGCATGAGTTGTTTAACCGAGTAGCTGAAGTTTACGTGGGAACCACTGGGGGAAATACTCTCTTGTCGGTGAGTGCTTTACGTGTGACGTTTGATATCAAAAAGACCATGACCGTAATGCCCAATACCGCGAAGATTGAGATATACAATCTCTCTGAGTTAACGCGTAATGGCATTCAGGACGCCAAAGCAACCGTACTTATTCGTGCAGGTTATGCCAACGATGAGGGCGCGCAGGATATCTTCAAAGGCATAGCGATCCGTGTAGCGCATGAGCGACGACCACCTGACGTAGTGACAACCATTGAGGCATTGGATCGTGTGGCATTGGCTGGTTCACCCCGTGTGACACTCGGCTATCCTGGAGGGACAAGTGCCAAGCGTATTCTTAATGACATTGTAAAGCAACTTGGTCTGTCCCGCAAGTCAACAAGTGTGGACGTGGATGACAGGACGTACAAGATGGGGTTCTCTACAGTGGGGTCAGCAGTGGATAGCCTCTCGCGCGTGTGCGCGTACTTGGGACTGTCATGGTCTATGCAGAACCAGGAAATCAAGTTCACTCCAATGGCAGGTCATGACAATTCAGGAGTCATCAAGATCGCCGCAGCAACGGGTATGCTCAATGCCCCTGTGTATGTAATGAATGTTGCGCCTCCCATGGACATCGCCACTGTGGGCAAATTGGATATTAAGCGGACGTTGGCTGGTGGGATGCAGGCTATGAAGCCTGGATGGCGTGTGAAGAGCTTGTTGCGATCCAGTATCGAGCCGAAGAATCGAGTGGTAATTGAGAGTCTGGACAAAGCAGCAAGTGGCACGTTTACTGTGGAAACTGTGCAGCACAATGGGGACACTGCTGGTGGAGATTGGTCTACAACGCTGGAGGTATACCAGTGAGCAATTCCCCCATGACCACACTCTACGATACCATTGAAGCCATGGTGTCCGCGATGCTCTCTGATGTAAATACTTGCATGCCCGGGGAAGTTGTTGGCGTGGCCGACCTCGTGTCGAAAGGACTTGTGGATGTCAAGCCTCTTGTCAAGAAGCGTTTTACTGATGGAGAGACATTGGCAATGCCTACAGTGTATAGTGTCCCTGTCATGTATTGTCGAACGTCCAGTGACGTTGGGATTACTTTTCCGTTGGCAAAGGGTGATGGTGTGCTGTTGGTGTTCTCCCAAAGATCACTGGATGAATGGCTTGACAAGGGTGGCGAAGTGGACCCGCGCGACAATCGCTGCCATGACATCACCGACGCTATTGCGATCCCTGGACTTTTTCATTCTGGAGCAGGATCGGCAATTCCCGACAACACGACTGTGACGGTCAAGTACAAGAGCAGTACGATAGTGATGAAGAGCAATGGTGATGTGGAGATCAAGGCGTCAGGTAAAGTGGTAGCCGATGGATCAGCTATTGAGTTGGGATCAGGTGTAGTTCAGAAGTTGATAAATGCAACCCTTGTCACATTGTATAATGCACACACTCATAACTGTGCGTCACCAGGAAGTCCATCAGGTCCACCAATTGTCCCATTGGTTGAAGCCACCGTCGCAACATCAAAAACGAAGGCAGCATGATAGACCTACAGCTTGATGAACTGACACATGCGCTGACTACCACAGCCAATGATCTTGTGCTGACCACTGGGGTAGATACGCTTGTTCAGAATCTCAAGATCCGTCTCCAGACTTACTATGGAGAATGGGCATTCGATACATCTAAAGGCGTGCGTTATTTCCAAAGTATCCTCATCAAGAATCCCGATCTTGTTAAGATCAAAAGCATTCTCAAGAATGAGATTCTCGGGACTGATGAAGTGAACAAGCTGTTAGCATTCTCTGTGGAGTATGCACCCGTAGCACGCACGTTGGTAGTCTCTTTCCAAATCGACACGATCTACGGCCCAGTGTCCGTAGAACCATTTACGCTGGGAGCATAGCATGTCTGGTATTGGAGCAACTGGTTTCGTCCGAAAGACTCTGCTGGAAATCAAGACCGAAGTGACTGCCGACCTGGTGGCCGCATTCGGGCAGATCCGCTCTGACTACGCCTCCGTCTTTGGCAACATCATTGCGATCTTCTCAGCACACCTCTCTGACATTTGGGAATTGCTGGAGGTGGTGTACCAGGCCCGCTCCGTG